ATCACCTTTTTTAAAATGTTTAAAATCAGTTTTAGAGATGAAACAGAATACACCATTATCTCTTACAACTTTAATGTATTTCTTTCCTTCTCTTATTGAGATTGAATCGTCCCATTTAGCAAGTTGTTCTTTTGAGTAACTTGATATTCCGTCACCACCTGAAGACCATCTAAAGTAATCTTCTTTGGCGCCAGCCATCATATTTGATATTCCGTCTTTTAGTGTTTCGGCAGTTTTGTTTACAGTAGTCATAGTTTAGTGTCCTTTTTTAGTGTTTATAAGTATATTATATCAGATTGATTCGCTTTTGGCAACCCTTTATTTAAGTATTTTTGAATATAATGTCATAAAACCGGCAAATGACATAACTAAACCTATACTTGCAACAAATAACATCTCTGATAGAGTATTTGCAGTTTCCATACAAGCGCCGTCACAATCGTTTGCTGAACCAGCCATCATCATTATACCAAATCCTAGTAATATAGAACCAATTATTGTTTTCATAGTGTTTTTCCTTTTGTTTTTCATTATGGATACATCCTACACTAGATAAATATAAAAGGCAAGCGAAAAAAGCGCTTTTTTTCACTTTTTTTTGCTTTTTTTTAAAAAAATATTAGGAAATCAATAAAAATGAAGTATTTTGTTCTTGTTATGTTCTTTTTTCTCATTTCATGTTCAGGAAATATCAAAAATTGTGAAATTTCGCCGGATTACGAAAAAACAATTAAGTCGGCAGTTGAAAATCAAGATAATTTATCTGAAACTGAATTACGAGCAATGAAAATGGAGTGTGGTTTCTAATATAAATAGTATTATGACTTATTGCAACAATTGTGGACATCAATCTCATTGTGGAACAAACTTTTCTGTTGAAGACGAAGATGGTTTTACAGGAGAAGCGTATATGAGAGAAATATGTAAACATTGTCGTTGTGAAAAGTGTGAATCCAATTATGAAGATGAAGAAAAATACAATATAGAAAGTTAATATGAGCAAAATGAGATTATTTAAGTTTTGGAATGCAAATGGTGATGAAAAAGAGAAAGAAGCAATGAGTTTAAAGAAAGCTGTTATGTCTGTTCAAGGCGATTTTAAAGATAGAATGATTAGTGTTGAATATATCAGTAAAAAAGGTAAAGAAATGTGTCATGGTATTTTGATACCGATTGGTAGAAAGATAAAACAAGCCATAGTAGATGAAAGACGAAGAGCAGCTTTAAAGAAATTACAAGGAAGATAAATGCCCGGAGTATGTAGAGTAGGCGACACTTTAGCAACAGGACACGGTTGTACTGGTACAACAACAATAGCTGCACCAGCAACAGATACAACAGTTAAAGTTAATAGTATCAATGCAATAGTTGTTGGCGCTCCTACTGTATCACATACAGTTCCGCCTATTCCACCTTGTCCTTCACATGTTGCCAATCTAAATGCAGGTTCGCCAAATGTGTTTGTCAACGGAATACCTTTAGGAAGAATTGGCGATAGTGCTGACGCAGGTGCTATGACATCCGGTTCAGGTAATGTTTTTGCAAACGGTTAGAAAACTGTTATAAATATTACTGTTATGGCAATATACGACAGTTCAAATTCAAATTCATCTACTAGAGCAACTAGAAAATATGTAGATATTGACCTCGACTTCTCAAGGAATGTCGTGACAGGTGATGTTGCTCAAGTTGTTGATGTAAACGCAGTTAAGCGTAGTGTTAAGAATTTAGTTCAGACTAATTTTTACGAAAGACCTTTCCAACCTGAATTAGGTTGTGGTGTTCGTGAGATGTTATTTGAAAACTTTACACCAATCACAGGTATATTCTTAAAACGAAAAATTGAAGAGGTTTTAATAAATTACGAACCTAGAATAACTTTAGAGCAAATTACACTAGATGATGATATTGATAATAACAGATTAGTAGTAAGTATATATTTTTATGTAGTAGGTGTTCCGGATCCGGTATCAGTCACTACATTTTTACAAAGGTTAAGATAAAATGCCGTCAAGCAAACTAGACATATCAGAATTAGACTTTGATTTAATCAAAAGAAATTTAAAAGTATTTCTACAAAGTCAAGCTGAATTCCAAGACTACAACTTTGAAGGTTCTGGTCTTTCAATTCTATTAGATACACTTTCATACAATACTCATTACATGGGTTATCTTGCCAACATGGCAACAAACGAAGTTTACCTTGATAGTGCAGATATCAGAAAAAATATTGTTTCAATAGCAAGAATGTTAGGTTACACACCTTCTTCTTCTAAATCACCAACAGCAATAGTTGACATAACAGTAAACAATGCTACAGGTACAACTTTAACTTTAGACAAGGGTACAATATTCAAAACTAAAATTGATGAAATCGGTTATCAGTTCGTAGTTAATAGTGATGTCACAATTACACCATCAAGTGGTGTTTATAGATTTAGTGATGTAAGTTTATATGAGGGTACTTTAGTAGAATACAAATATAGTGTTGACAATAATGATACAGACCAAAAATTTATAATTCCTAGTGATAAAGCAGACACATCAACTTTAAATGTTATTGTTCAAAATTCTTCACAAGATACTGCTAGAACAACTTACACATATTCAAAAGATTATGCTGATGTTAACGCAGATAGTGAAGTTTTCTTTTTACAAGAAACAGATACAGGCAGATTTCAAATATATTTTGGTGATGGTATTATCGGTAAAAGACCTATTGATGGCAACATTATCATTTTACAATATGTTGTCACAAATGAAGTTAATGCCAATGGCGCAAGTGCATTTACATTAGAAGGCAATGTCGGCGGTTTTACAAATGTTACCGTTTCAAGTAAATCAGCTGCTCAAGGTGGTTCACTAGCAGAAACAAATGATAGTATTAGATTTAATGCACCTTTCGATTATTCAAGACAAAACAGAGCAGTCACATCTACTGACTACGAAACATTAGTTAGAAATATTTACCCTAACACATTATCAGTTAGTTCATGGGGTGGAGAAGATGAAGAGACGCCAATTTATGGTGTAGTTAAAATTTCTATCAAACCACAATCTGGTTCAACTTTAACAAATGCAACTAAACAAACTATTATTACAAAACTAAAAGAATTCAATGTTGCTTCAGTTAGACCAGAAATTGTTGACCCGGAGATAACTTATATTATCTTATCTTCAAATGTAAATTACGATACTAAACTTACTGCTAAATCTAAAGAAACAATTGGTAGTGAAGTAATTACGACAATTCAAGATTACAACTTAAACACACTACAAAGATTTGATGGTGTTTTTAGATTTTCAAAACTATCTAGTTTAATTGATAGTGTAGATAATTCTATTGTATCAAACATATCTACTATTAAGATTAAAAAACTATTATCACCGACTATTGGTTCATCTACAAAATATGATTTATTCTTTAGAAATAAATTTTATCACCCACATGACGGACACCAATCAGCAATGGGTGGTATTTTATCATCTTCAGGTTTTATTGTTGACGGAAATGCTAATGAAATGTTTTTAGATGAAGATGGTTCAGGAAATATTCGAAGATACTATATGGCTTCTGGTATTAAGCAAATTGTAAATCCAACTCAAGGTACAATTGACTACGATACTGGTCAAGTTTCGATTAACTCACTAACAATTTCTAGTGTATCAAATATCAGAGGTAGTGCTTCAACTAATATTGAAATAACTGTTGAACCGGATTCCAAAGATATTGTACCAGTAAGAAATCAAGTAATCGAGATTGACGAAAATGTTTTAAGCATTGTCGTTTCACCAGACACATTTGTAGGAGGTTCTGCTACGGCAGGAGTAGGATATACACCAGCTAGCAGTTATTAATGAATAATGGCAAAATTCAATGACAAACTATCATCACTAATAAGTTCTCAGCTACCTGAATTTGTTGTAGCTGACCACCCCAAGTTTGCTCAATTTTTAAAAACTTATTATCAATTTTTAGAAAGTGTCGAGTTAAAGGTTACAAGTGTTCAGACAACAGAGGGTATATTACTTGAAACTGAAACTAACCAAGAAAACTTATTATTATTAGACGCTGGTCGTAAAGGTGGTAATACAACACAGTTAGACGCTGGCGATAAAGTATTACAAGAAAATTCAGTTTACGGTAAATTTACAACCGGCGAAACTATACAAGGTCAAACATCAAACGCCAAAGCTGTTATTGTTGCTGAAGATTTAGCAAACGGCAGAATATTCATATCATCTCAAAACAAATTAGAAACTGGCGAAATAATTGTCGGTTTATCATCAAACGCAAGTGCTATTATAGGTTCTTACAAAGAGAATCCAGTTAAGAATATTTCAGACTTGGTTTCTTATAGAGACCCGGATACAGCTATTAGTTCTTTTCTAACAAACTTTAGAGATGAGTTTTTAGCAACCATACCAGAAAACTTAGCAACAGGTATTAATAAAAGAAGTTTAATTAAAAACATCAAATCACTTTACAGACTAAAAGGTACTGCTAAAGGTAATGAAATATTTTTTAGAATATTATTTGGTGAAAATTCAGAAACAATTTATCCTAGAGAAAATCTATTAAGAGTATCAGACGGTAAATTTGATAGTAGATTAATTTTAAGAGCAATTAATGATGGTGAAACTGATACTGTAAAATTAATTGGTAGAACAATCACAGGTCAAACATCCGAAGCAACTGCTATTGTTGAGAATGTGTTTAAGTATGCTTTTGGTGAATACAGTATTACAGAATTTACAATTAACGCAGAAACAACATCTGGTACATTTCAAATAGGTGAAAATGTTAGAGGTACGGAATCAGACGATACAGATACATTTATTAAAGCAACCGTCACAGGTATTCCTGGTACTAAAACAATTACAAATGATGGTGCATTAAATGAAGTAAACGATAAAATCGTATTAACAGGTGGTGGTATTGGTGGTAAGTTTGTTACCAATCAAATTGGTTCTGGTAAAATAGATGAAACTATTATTGATGATGGTGGATTTGACTTCGAAATTGGTGATAGATTAGTCTATGACAATGACGGCACAGAGGGTGGTGGTGCTCAAGGTTTTGTATCAGTAGTAAATGGTGGTTTTGCTCCCGAAGAAGCCAATGTCACGGCAAGAACATTATTTCCTGTAAACCCGACAGCAACTAGTGGTATAAAATTTTTAGATGGTCCTGTTATAGCATATGACCCTAAAACAATTCAAACAGGTTTTTCAGAAAGTAATTTTAGAGGTACTATTAATGATACAGATGACGGCACATCAAATGCTAATTTAAAAATAACTGGTTCATTATCAGGAGCTGAGGCGACTGTTAGATTTACACCTTTCGGAACACCAGACGGTTCAAAAATTAATACTGACCCCGACCATCTTGGCGAAAAACTAATATTAGATTTTAATGAAAATGTAGTTTACATAGATTACACCACACTAGACAAACAGTTTCAAAAAGGCGAAGTAATTACCATAAAACAAGGTGGCGAAACAAATACAATTGCCGTTTCGGTTACAGGCGTAAGTCCACATAGAAAATTTAATATTGATGGTGTTGACGCCAAAACATTAGATTTAAATGAAGGCGATACTTACATCTTCAATCATCCTACTTCACATCCATTAAGATTTTCAGAAACAGCTGACGGTACTCATGGCGGAGGTGTTGAGTACACATCCGGTGTCACAACTGCTTCAGGCGTCACAACATTTGTTGTACCTATCGGTGCTCCAACTTTATATTATTATTGTGCCTCACACGCAGGCATGGGTGGTCAAGCAAACACCATAGTAAAAGAATTCACAGCAAGATTAAGAACAGATTTTGGTAGAGAACAAACAATAGGTCCAGAAGCTACTATTGCTGATAGAGATTCCGTTTATCAAATGCTAAGAAACACAAGTGATAGTTTAGAAGATAATGAACACCTTGTAGTAGAAGATGAAACAGGTGTTGACGATTTCTATTCAGGTAATAAAATAGTACAAGAAAGAAATACTGGTGTTGGTGATATAACTGACATCTTTACAATTAATCAAGGTAATGGTTATAAAAGATTACCGAAAATTGGTTTTACTGAAACCTTACCTGACGGCACAGTTGTAAGTACCTCTTCAGGTAAAGATTTCAAATTAAAATGTTTTGGTAGTGAGATAGGAAGAATTGTAGAGATTTCTACGATTGAACATGGTATCAGATATGAACAGCCGCCATCTCCACCTACAATTGAATTCATTAATAATAGTATTGTTGTCAATGTTTCAGGTATTTTTGGTACGACTGAAACTGTCACCGGTGCGACTTCAGGTTTTACAGGTGAAGTTGTAAGTTATGACGCAGACAGAGGTTTATTAAAATTAGAAAATGTGACAGGTGGTCCAGTAGTTGGAGAAATAATTAACGGTGGATTATCAGGCGCTACAGGTAAATTGTACATTACAGACCATGCAAGTGCTACCGTTTCTGTCACACCATCAATTGCTACAGACGGTGTTTATGTTAACCAAGACGGACATATATCGGAAGATACAATGTTGGTACAAGATAGTTTATTGTATCAAGATTATTCTTATATTATCAAAGTTGGTGAAAGTATTAATACATGGCGTGATAGTTTTAAAAAGACTATGCATAGTGCCGGTTTCTACTTTACAGGTCGAGTATCTATTGAAAACAGAATTAAGGGTGGATTAAGATTTCCTGTTAGAGGTATCGAAACAGGTCTTGAAGAAAGTCCACTATTTGGATTACTCAATACTATTTTCTCTACTATGTTTGGTAGAAGAATGGGAACAGAAAGTGATGGTACAACATTAAATCCTAATCCTCTTGTAGATGTATCTGCTCAACCAGTAAGTTCTCCTAGTCCTGAACACTTTCCAACAAATACTAGAGAAACTACTGTAAGATTACAATTTAAGGTTACAGGTGTAGTATCAAGAATTAGAAGACAAGTTGCAGGTTTCAATGTCAAGCAAGGATTTGCATATTCTGGACCTAGGTGGGAAACATTAAACAGACTTCATAATAGTTCATTTATAGTTGGTTCGCCAGGATATCCTAATGCTTCAAATATTACATTTAAAACACTAGATGAGATATTGATACATTATACAAAATCAGGACTTGATGAGACTAAAGCGTTATTTAAGACGGTTTCTACACCAAATGGTAAACTACTTAAATGTAATTTTGCAATACCGGCGCAGATATCTTTCTCTAAAGATTTGTATAGTACGGCATTAAAATCGTGGGATACAACAACAATGACATTTGATGACACAACGCCGTAAAACGGTTATAAATAGGTATAGATTTTAAGGAAAAAGAATGGCTAAACAAAGTATTAATAGAGGTTCAACTGCCAATGACGGCACAGGTGATAATATCCGTGCAGGTGCTGGTAAAGTTAACGACAATTTTGATGAGATATATACAGCAATTGGTGACGGTACTACACTTAACTCTGGTAACTTTTTAACAGATGTAAGTTCTAATACAGTTCAAAATAAGGTTATATCAGGTTCAGCGAATACTCTATCAAACATACCAAACTCGGCATTGACCCATGATAATATATCATTAGGTGGTGTTTCTATTCAATTAGGAACAACAGACGCTACGCCAGCTTTAGACCTTACAGACGCAACAAATTATCCAAGTGCTTCACTTTCAGGTACAGTTGCAAATACACAATTAGCAAATAGTACATTAGGTTTAATTGACAAATCAGCGACTTCAAGTAGTATTGCTTTAGGTGCTGATTTAACTTTAACTGGTGGTACTGCTGTTGATACGGCAGTCGCAGGTTCGACTTATACGATTTCAGTTAATGGTATTACAAATGGCCAATTAGCAAATAATTCAATTCAGTTCGCAGACACTTCATCATCTACAAGTGATATCGCTTTAGGTGGTTCAATGCAATTTCTTGGTGGTTCAGGTATTACAACCGTTGTAAGTGGTAGTGATATGACTATTACAGCTTCAGGTCTTGCAAACTCAAACTTATCTGGTTCTGCTGGAATTACAAATGCTAATATAGCAAATCCTAATATTACAATAGGTGCAGATACAATTAATCTTGGTGCAACACAAACAACAATTACAGATTTAAATTTAGATGGTACTTCTTCTTTATCAGGAACAGGTAACATTGACCAAACAGGCGCAGGTTCAAAAGTAAGAGGTAACTTTGCCTCAGCGGCTACTCTACCTGCTCATGCAACATATTCAGGTATGTTTGTATTACAAGAAGATACAACACCACCTACACCAAAAGTTGCAAGTGCTGGTTCTTATATAGAATTACTTACAGAAAACTCATCCGTTTCAAAACACCAAGATGTTAATATATCAGGTGTTGCAGACGGTAATATATTAGTATGGAATAGTGTACAGGCAAGATTTAACGCTGGTGATACAGCATTAGGTTTAGCACAAACTTGGAGAATAACAACATCAACTACCTCAACTGGTAACTCATCTTATGCTGACGCTACTGCTTGGGAACACGCTGATGACGCATTATACAGTAGTAAAGGTACTTTGTTAACGCAAAGTTCAGGAATATTTACACTACCTTCAACCGGTCTATACCTAGTCACAGTTAATTTTCAATGGACTGGTGCAAATGGCGATTTCGTAAGAGTTGCTTTTTCTGCTACAGATAATAATAGTACATATACACAATTTGCAGTATCCGAGGATAGTGTAAGTGCAGGTGGATATGGAAATAACAATTTAACATATATTTTCAATTGTCAAGACACGGCAAATGAGAAATTTAAATTAGAACATAGTGGTTCAGGTAGTTCGCAGTTTTCAGGTAATACGACTATGAACAGGTCTCACTTTACTATTTTAAAAATCGGTTAGAAAACTTGTATAAATATTGATAAGGAAGAAATAAAAAACTATGCCAGCAATTATTACGAACAAATTTAGAATTCACAATAGTGAGCAATTTCACGAAAGCTTCACAGAAGCTGCAGGAAACACTTACTATCTAGGTATTGGTAGACCTCATCCGTTTACTACGACTACTAGACCTGACGGAAGAACAGAGAATTTAGGTACTGATACAGCACCTATTACTCCTGTTGACGCAATTGCTGAAGAAGCATACATCTATGATGAATTGTTAGCGGCTAAGAAAATTGGCGCTTCAGATATATCATTCGTTGTTCCTAGAAGAAACTGGACAACAGGTACTACATATGATGTTTACAGACATGACTATGGTAGAAGAGAAACTGGTGGTACTAGTTTAATCACATCAAATTCAGGTGCGACTACTTTATATGACGCAACTTTCTATGTTAAGACTTCAGCGAATAGAGTTTATAAATGTTTAGACAATAATGGAAATGCTGCTTCTACGGAAGAACCAACAACAACATCAACAGCAACTCAATCTACAAGTGATGGTTACAAGTGGAAATTAATGTACACTTTAACTGCTTCGCAACAATCTAACTTTTTATCAACTGACTTTATGGCAGTTGAAACGGATTCAACTGTAAATGGTGACGCCGTTGACGGTAAGATTGATATTTGTTTAGTTAAGGCTGCAGGTACAGGTGGTACAGCAGGTACACACACAAATATTCCTATAAGAGGAGATGGTTTAAACGGAAAAGTTTCTGTTACCATTTCAGCTGGTACAATTACAGACATTTCGGTAACTACAGCAGGAACAGATTACACAATTGGTTACATTACAGTTGCAGATATTAATGCTGCTGGCGGTGGTTCATTAATCAACGCAGAGATTGATGTAATTATAGGACCAAAAGGCGGACACGGATTTAACGCAGTAGAAGAATTAGGTGGATTCTTTGTTATGTTAAACCAATCACTAGACGGAACAGAATTAGCAAACTCTGGTGACTATACTGCCGAAAACGATTTTAGAAAAATTGTACTATTCAGAGACCCCACATCAGCGGGTTCAGCTGCAACAGCAACTACAATGAGAGCAACAACAGCTGTTCATTTTGCAAGTTCACCTACACCAGGTACATTTGTTGCAGACGAAAATATTACTCAAACTGGCACAGGCGCAACAGGTAAAGTAGTAGAATGGGATAGTGCAAACAGAATTTTATACTTCATTCAAACAAGATTTGCGAGTGAAGGTGCAGACGCAAACGGAGACAACACATCATTTTCGGGAGCAGGAGTAATCACAGGTTCAACTTCAACTGCTACTGGTACACCATCAACAAGTACAACTGGAACAATTAATCAAGTATCAATCACAAGTGGGTATTCTGCTAGTGAATTTGACCACGATAGTGGTGATGTTATGTATGTTGAGAACAGAGCGCCTATCGTTAGGGCGGCTGACCAGACAGAAAACATTAAGTTGATTATAGAATTTTAGGGGAGTTAAATGCCAAGTCCAACTGACTTTAACCTCACGCCTTACTTTGACGACTTTAATGAGGATAAGAAATTTCACCGAATCCTTTTTAGACCAGCGTATGCAGTTCAGGCTAGAGAGTTAACACAATCACAAACTATTCAACAAAACCAAGTTGAAAGTCTATCAGACCACTTTTTCAAAAAAGGTGCAATGGTTATACCTGGCGAAATCTCTTATGATTTAAATTACTTTTCAGTCAAGGTAGAGAATTTAACAGGCACATCAATTCTTGCAAATTTTCAAAATGTAAAATTAACTGGTGGTGCTTCAGGTATTGAAGCTGAAGTTATTAATACACAAGTTGCTGAAGGTTCAGACGCCGATACAATATTTGTTAAATACTTAAAATCAGGTACAGATAACACTACTCAATCGTTTAATGATAATGAAACATTATCAGGCACGGCTACAATTGATGGTGTTTCAACTTCCGTTTCATTAACAGTATCATCTACACACACAGGTTCAGCTGCTTTCATAGCAGAGGGTACTTACTATATTAATGGTTTCCATGTTCAAGTAAATGCACAGACTTTACTATTAGACAAGTACACAAACACACCATCATTTAGAGTTGGTTTACAAGTCACAGAAAGTTTTGTACAAAGTACAGATGACGCAAGTTTATTAGATAACGCACAAGGTAGTTCAAATGTTAATGCTCCTGGTGCAGACAGATTTAAAATAGATTTAACATTAACAAAGAAAACATTATCATCTACGGAAGATAACAACTTTGTAGAATTGTTGAGACTATCAAATGGCGTTTTACGAAACCTTGTTAGAACAACTGAATATTCAGTATTAGAAGATACACTTGCTCGTAGAACATTTGACGAAAGTGGGGACTATGTTGTAAGAAATTTTGATTTAGATATCAGAGAACATATTATTGATGGCGATAACAGAGGTGTATTTACACTTGCTCAAGGTGGTAGTGAAGCAAAAATGGCCGCTGGTTTATCTCCAGGAAAAGCATACATTCAAGGTTACGAAGTAGATACAATTGGTACACAATTTATTGATGTAGAAAAAGCAAGAGAATTCTCAACACAAAATAACTTTAAGACAAGATTTAATGTTGCAAACTTTGTTTATGTTAATAAAGTTTACGGCGCTCCTGATATAGGTTTCGTTTCTGGTTCAACAGAGGCATTTAAACCTGTACAATTATTTAATGTTGCCAATGCAGTTAGAGGAACATTACCTTCAACTGACGGTGCAATCGTACCACAAGTAGGACAATCTAAATCAAGAGGTTTCGAATATCACGCAGGTACAACAGCAGCAAATATATTTTCAAGTGCTTCTAAAACAAGTGGCGTTTACAAACACTATCTATTTGATACTGAAATGTTTACACATATTCATTATGCTGGTAATGCTTCATTTACAAACGGTGAAGTGGTAACTGGTGGTACATCAGCTGCAACAGCGATTGTACAAAGTGCTTCAACAAATTATAATTCTTTAGCAGTAGCAGCTATAACAACTGGTGCAACTCCTCAAGTTCAGTTTGCTTCGGCACCTAAACTAGAAGAGGGTCAACAAGTTTCTTTTGATAGCCCTAGTTTTAATATTGCTAGTGTAGCAGTTACCTCAACAGATGTATTTACTGTAAGACAAATTTCAGGTAACAATTTTGAATTATTTAATGCTGATGGTACAACAAGACCAAATGTGACATCATTCACAAGTTGTGGTAATGTACAACACGGTGTATTAGTTGTATCAAATGTAAAAGGTACTTTTAATCCAGCAGAAACAATTACTGGTGCTCAATCAAGTTCAACAAGAACAATACAATCTGACATAGTTGGTTACAAAGCAATACAATCATTTAACTTTGGTGAAACTAAATCTTTAGGTCAACCAGGTTCTCCAACTTATACAGCAGATACAGATAATTCAGATTTATATGGTGAAGTATTAACACTAACAGGTAATATTTCAATCACAGCAGCTTCAGACGCTGTAATAGGTTCTGGTACTAAATTTACAACAGAGTTGAAAGTTGGCGATATCATTGAAATGATAGACGCAGGTGCTAATACTATTCAAAGAGAAATAGAAGAAATTATTAGTGACACAAGTATTACTCTAACAGCTGTTATAGGTTCAGACGCAGTAGCGGCTTCTATACCAGTAAGAAAAAGAAGTAAATTACAAGAACCACAAAAAAATATTTCTTTATTTAAATTACCATACGAAAAAATTAAAACATTAAAGACTACTGCTAATGGTGGTTTAACAGATACAAACTTTAAAATAAGAAGACAGTTTGTTGCTACACTATCATCCGGTACTGCTACAATTACTGCTGGTACTAACGAGACATTTGCTATCTTATCAGAAAACGATTATACGATTTCTGTTATTAGTGCTGGTTCTTCTTCTACTGCTGTTGTAGGTAATGTATTAAGTAATACAGGAACAAACCACGCAGGTGGCGACATATTCACACTTGGCGGTTCTCCTACAGGTAAGACATTAGAATTAGATTACGGTACTGATTATGCAAATGCACAAATTAAAATTATTGCAACAGTAGACCGGTCTTCAGCAGGTTCTAAAACTAAATCAACTAACTCAAACGAAATTCAAGCAGTATCAAATCAAGTAGAAATTGAGAATGGTATTATTAATATGGGTAAGGCAGATGTTAAAACTTTAAATACAGTTTTCATGGCACCAGACTTTAGTACAGCTGCTACAACATCTCATGTAGATATTACAGATAGATTTATTTTAGATAATGGTCAAAGAGATAACTATTATGACATTGGTAGATTAAAATTAAAAACAGGTGCATTAGTACCAACTGGTAGATTAAGAATAGACTTTGATTATTTCTCACACGGCGCTGGTGATTACTTTGATATTGATAGTTATACTTCATCAGGTATTGACTACGAAGATGTATTATCTTATACGAGTGATACAAACGGTGACACTTATGATTTAAGAGATTGTTTAGACTTTAGACCTAGAGTAGATGACGCAAGTACAATTGATAGTGGTTCAGTTGACCGTTCTTTTGACGGCACAGGCGCTTCAATAGTAGATGTTGTTAAATTTAATTCAGATGTAACCTCTGACTTTGAATATTACTTACCTAGAATTGATAAAATATTTGTAGATAAAGAGGGTGCATTTAAAGTATCAAAAGGTTCAAGTGCATTAGTGCCACAAGTTCCTATGAATTTGGCGGGTGCATTACACTTGTACACAATAGAAATACCTGCTTACACATTATCTACCGAAGATGTATCAGTTAAGAAAATTGATAATAGAAGATTTACTATGAGAGATATTGGTAAATTGGAAGATAGAATTCAAAACCTAGAATACTATACTCAATTATCATTATTAGAAACTCAAGCACAATCTTTACAAATACAAGACGCAAGTGGTTTTGACAGATTTAAAAACGGATTTATTGTAGATAACTTTACAGGTCACAATATTGGTGATGTAGGTAATGAGGGTTATAAATGTTCAGTTGACATGGCAAGAGGTGAATTAAGACCTATGTTTACAGAGGACATTATCGAATTACAAGAAGCTGATGATGATGGTTCTGATATAGTAGCAACTGATAGAACTGACGGCAACTATGCAAAAACAGGTGACCTTATTTCGTTACCATTTACAGAGGTAACAATTGTTGACCAACCTTTCGCAAGTAAAACATTAAATGTTAACCCATTCGATATTAGAAGCTTTGTTGGCACAATAGAATTAAATCCACCGACAGATGAGTGGAAAGAAACAGAAAGAGCCCCAGAATTAATTATCAATAATGTTGGTGGTTTCGATACACTAGCTTCAAACTTAGGCAATGCAGCTTTAGGTGGATTCGAGATTGGTACAATTTGGAATGAATGGCAAGACCAATGGACAGGTAATCCTGTTGACATTGCTTCGAGAGATACTTCAGGTCATAGAAGAGCAGGTAGAAGACTATTTGTTAATACTGAAATTACATCTACTCAACAAGCTAATCAAACTAGAACAGGTATCAGACAAACAATCGTACCTCAAACTGTAAGAAACTCAATTGGTGACAGAATTATATCAGTTGCATTTGTACCGTTTATTAGAAGTCGAGTAGTATCATTTACTGCTACAAGAATGAAACCTAATACAAGAGTATATGGATTCTTTGACAATGTTGATGTCGCTTCATACATTACACCATCTGGTGGTGCATTAGGTGGTAATTTAACAACAGACGCTAATGGTGCATGTACAGGTACTTTCTCAATTCCTGACCCTAAAGTAAATGCTAATCCTAGATGGAGAGCAGGTACAAGAGTATTCAGATTATCAAGTTCAGCAACAAATAGAAAAACAGACGATATTCAAACGGCTGCTGAAGCAGATTATGTAGCAAGAGGTTTATTAGAAACAGTACAAAATACAATTATCTCTACAAGAGAACCACAAATTGTTAGAAATGCTGTAAATGAAGATAGAAGTATTACAAGAACAACAACAAGAGACGCAACTAGAACGATTGGTTGGGTTGACCCATTAGCACAAACTTTCTTGATTGATGAACCAGGCGGTGTACAATTATCTAGTATTGATGTTTTCTTTTCTACTAAAGATGATAATATTCCGGTAACTTTACAAATTAGAGAAGTTATCAATGGTTATCCTGGAAATAAAATTTTACCATTTTCTGAATTGTCATTAAATCCAAATCAAGTAAGTACAAGTGAAGACGGTGCAACAGCAACAAACTTTAAGTTTCCTTCTCCTGTGTTTATACAAGAGAATGTTGAGTATTGTATGGTACTATTAGCTAACTCACAAGACTACAATGTTTATGCAAGTAGATTAGGTGAAACTCAATTAGGTTCTAATAGAACAATATCACAACAGCCATATGCTGGTGTTTTATTTAAATCACAAAACGGTTCTACTTGGACTGCTGACCAACAAGAAGATTTAAAATTCAAAATTAATAGAGCAGAGTATTCTCTTAATCCAGGTACGGTTACTTTTGTAAACGAAGATGTACCAACTAGATTATTAGGTGCTAATTCATTAAGAACAACAATTACATCAAATGTAATTAGAGTGTTCCATAGAAATCACGGTATGCATGGTTTAGATAATAATGTCACAATATCAGGCATTCCTTCAGGTACATACAATGGTATTCCTCACACAGAATTAAATACCACATTTACAAGTATATCAAATATCACATTAGACAGTTATGATATTACTGTGGTTACAAATGCTACAGCGAGTGGTGATATTGGTGGTACAGAAATAAGAGCAACAGAAAATAAAATATTAGATATATTAAACTTGAATGTACAGACTATGGAATTACCAGGTACAGAAATTGATACAACTATTAGAACAACTAGTGGTCGTTCAGTTCACGGTGCAGAAACAGAATTTAGTTTGACTGCTATAGGTAATAAACAATCAGTTGTACCTAACGATAACATTTACTTTACAACACCTCAAATGGTTGCAAGTCCAATCAATGAGGCTAATGAGATGACAGGTAGTAAATCTCTATTTGTACAGTTTACTTTACAAACTACAAATAGTAAATTATCTCCTGTAATTGATTTACAAAGATGTTCAGCGATTGCAGTACAGAATAGAATTAATACACCAACAGTTTCAAACACACCTGACTTTGTTGCAGAAACAACAAGCACAGGTGCCTCTAGTTCGGCTGCGTATATAACTAGACCGATAACATTAGAAAATGCTTCAACAGCATTAGATATTAGATTATCTGCTAATGTTCGTTCAAGTTCAGAATTAGAGGTTTTTTATAGAGTGATATCTTCAGCAGATACTAGAGATATCAGAGATTTGAGTTTTGTACCTTTTAATGGTGACGGTAAAGAAGATTTAGCCGTGACACCTGCTGAAGATGATACATCTTTCAAAGAGTACAAATATTCAGATAGTAGTATAAACGACTTTACAACTTTTCAAATCAAGATTGTGATGAAAGGTAGTATTTCATCATATCCACCTAAGGTGAAAGATTTAAGAGGAATAGCATTGGCACTATAATATGAGTATTAGATTTTTAAAAGTCGAAGGACACGGCGATTTAATCAGAGATACAGGTTCGAATGGTATCATAAATACCAACAGGAGTGAATACGAGATTTACATGAAAAGAACAAAGGCGAGACTAACTCAACATGATAAAATGCAAGATGTATGTAGAGAAGTAAACGACCTTAAAAAAGAATTGAGAGAAATAAAAGGTTTATTAATGAATATAGGTAAAAACAATGGCAATTAGAAGCATAGCACAAACAGATACTTTAGAAAAGTTTAGAACAGAATTTAACCAAATGACTGCTAATGATTTTGGTGATATTGCTACGCTTGACGCCGGTCTATCTGCTACAACCGTTATCGGTGCAGTAAACGAATTATCAGCTGCTGTATCATCTGGACAGGCATTTTTGATTGAAGACGCAAGTTCAACAGTTCAACAGGTTGCTTCTGGTCAAACATTAAAATTTAGAGGCACATCAAATCAATTAAATGCAGTTGTAAGTGTTCCAGATACAATGACTATCTCACTTGCAAATGATGTCACTATACCAAATGATTTACAAGTCACAACAGATTTAAATGTTGCTGGTATTTCTACTCTTCAAGGTAATATTGTAGCAAGTTCTACTATGACAATATCAAGTGGTTCAATTGTTGATACCACAGGTCAAGTATCTTTCGGAGATGAAAACATAATTACAACAGGTAATATGTCGGCCGCTACTTTAAATGGTTCAAGTCTTGTTTCAAGTGGTTCAATTTCAGGTACAACTATTACAGCTTCGGGTGCTTTAGAGGGAACAAGTTTAGAATTAACAAGTGGCGGAATTGTTTTTGAAGGTTCTACACCTGATGGTTTCGAAACTACTTTAACACCTACTGACCCTACAGCAGACCACACACTTACATTACCTAATATCACAGGTACTTTAATTACATCTGGTGATACAGGTACAGTTACCTCAACTATGATTGAAAATGCAACTATTCAAAATGAAGATATTGCAAACTCAACAATCAGAGCTGCAAAAGTAAACTTTGCTACTGACACATTAGTTGTAGATACCTTACAGGCAAATGCTATTACTGGTACTGCTTCGATTGCACAGTTAGTTTCATTAACTGCCAACAATTCGACAGACGAATCCGTTTTCTTAACATTTGCTGATGGTGCTACTGGTAACCAAGGTCTTGAAACAGACACGGATTTATTTTATAATCCTAGTACGAATATTTTAAATACAACTGCTACAGCGGCTAGATATGCTGACTTGGCAGAGATGTATGTTACCGACAAACCTTATGGAATCGGTACAATTGTTATGTTTGGTGGTGAAAAAGAAATTACCCTTGCAGACTTAAAAACGAGAAAAGTCGCAGGAGTTGTATCGGATAAGCCTGCTTTTTTAATGAATAAAAATTGTCAAAATGGACTTGCCATTGCCCTACAAGGTAGAGTAAAATGTAAAGTAATGGGTACTATACAAAAAGGCGACATGATAGTTGTAAGTGAAGAAGGCGGCGTAGGTACAGCAGACAGTAATCCTCAAATGGGTATGGTTGTTGGTAAAGCATTACAAGATTACAATTCAAATACCGAGGGACTAATCGAAGTAGTTGTTGGCCGCCTGTAATAAATACAGGTGATATGATTAAATTATTAGAATGTGAAGTTGAAGATTATTCTCGTTATGAAAACAATCAATTAATTTTCCTTAAAGACAGAAAAGACTTTAGAGTAAAAGATGAAATGTCTTTTGCCTCATGGTTACAACAATGGCGAAACCAAGATAGTATCAAGGTTGAAGGCCTAGAAGATAATGCTTCTATTGTAGCTAACTTTCCATTTTTAAACATCAACAGTATTCATCTTTTTGCAAACTTAAAAGGTGAGTTTAGTTTTCCTAAACATAGTGATGATGTAAATGTATATCTACATATCGTACAAGGTAGTAAAAAAATCTATCAATGGGTTGATGATATGAAATACGAAACTTTTATACAAGTCGGGCAATCACATGTTATTAACAGCGGTGTTGAACATGAGGTTGATAGTGAAAAAAATACATGGGCGTTGAGCGTTGGGTTTAATAGATGAATTGGATGTTTTATGTAAAGACAACTGAAACATGTCAGTTGAATTGTAAACATTGTTTTACAAATGGTATTAATGGTGCAAAGATATATTTTAATCCAGAGAAGACCATAGATTGGTTTAAAAGATTTAGAGAATATCATGGCGAAAATCATCAAGCACATTTTGAGTTTCATGGTGGTGAACCTTTCTTAGCACCAGTTTCGCATATGACGAAAGTATATGAAGAATGTAAAGATTTGTGGAAACATTCATCATTCGGTATCACATCAAATTTAGTATTTAAACTTAAACAAGAACATTACGATTTTATTTCTGGTCCCCTTAATAATAGAATGGGAACGAGTTGGGATCCTAAAATACGGTTTGCAAATGACAAACAATATATTTTATGGGAAAATAATGTAAGAGATTTAATAGAAAGAGGTACTATAATAAAACTATTTGTATCAGTAACCAAAGATACAATCAATATAGAACCTATTGAGTTATTAAAGTGGATAAAAAATCTAGGTATTCAAGAGGTATCATTTGAGAGATTAACAGGTAATGGTAATGCAAATTTACATCCTGAAATCTTTCCAAGTAATATAGAACAGGATTTATGGTTTCTTAAAATGCACCATCAATCTAAAGAATATAATACTAGAGACTGGTTTGAAAATGAATTCCTAGAAGTAATATATGACAAGTTTGATACAGGTTTTTTAAAGGGTGGTACATTTTGTAGGGATTGTGAACAAAAAATATTTACAATTAATGCAGACGGAACATTAAGTGGTTGTCCTAATGCAGCTCCAGAGTTTCAGTTTGGTAATATAATACAAGATATAAAATCTCTTATAAATAGTCCACAAAGAATAGAGAATATTGCTTGTGAGAGGGCACGAAATCCAATATGTTTCGAGTGTCCTGTATTTGAATTTTGTGGTGGTGATTGTCACCAACTATCATGGCAAGGCGATATTTGTGGTGCTCCAAAGAGCTTAATGAAGGAATTAAAGGCAGAAAAATATGGCAATATCGAATCCAGTTAGTACACAAGGTATAGTTGACAGGTTTGAAGACTTGGTCACAGATGTTGTTAATGCAGGTATAGTTTGGGGTGTAAATAACTTACCTTTTACTGAAATGCCTACTTCTAACTATGCGTTGGAATCAACTATTCTAGGTCAACAAAATTTAACCTTTGCAGGTACAACTACAACAACTGTACCATCTGGTGCTAATACAATTCACATAATCGCTGCTGTTGGTGGTGGTTCTGGTGGAGTTATGGGTGCCGAGTATGACAGAGGTGGCGGAGAAAGTGCAGGCGCTGGCGGTGGTTCAGGTGGTTATATTTCTGATAAAGCTTTCAATGTATCTGCCGGAGAAACAATGACATTTGTTGTAGGTTCTGCTGGTACTGCTGGTTCAGGTAGCGGATATAATACAACTGCTGGAAACGGTGGTTCAACTACAGCTTCAGGTTCATCAACAGGTGCTTTGTTTACATTAACAGGTGGTGTTGGTGGTTCAGGTACAGGAGGAGCAGTTTCAGGTCCTCTTCGAACAAACACAGCAAGTTCAGGTGGAACAGCAACGATTTCAGGAACACCATTAACAAGTGGTACATTTGTTGATACAACAGGTGCTTCAAGTAGTATTGTAAGTTCGTTTGTAAACGGACCTACTTCAACATTTAATGACCATGGTTCAGGTAGTGCAGGTGTAAATCCAGGAAATTGTGGTAGTGATAACTGTACAATAACTGGTGGCGCAGGTGCTAGTTCATATGGTTCGGCCGTGAGTGGTGGAATAGGTGGCGTAGCAAGTTCATCTTCAGGTGGAGATGGTACAAGAGGTTCTGGAGGCGGTGGCGGAGGTGCTCAACACACTACTTCAGGTGGAATAGGCGGAGCAGGAGAAATAAGATACAGATTTTTATTTGTATCATAAATAGTATAAAGGTAAATTTATGGCAGTCACAATAGGAATAACAGGTGTAGATATAGCTGAGAGTGGTGATATAATTGAAGCTGATGATATTAGAACAGTTTTAGAAACCGAGACAGCACTATACACAAATGTTAGAAAACAAAATGCAGTTTTAAATGTCACAGGTGGTGGCGGAAATACAGGTTCAAGACCAACTGCCGGCGTTGTATTTAATTCAACACAAATTGCACACTTACGAACAAGTGTAAGACAGACATTATCATCAATTTCTGGTGCAGATGTCGAAACGGGTGATACTGTTGATGATGGTAATTTAGAAACATATTTTGGCAGAATTGCCACAGAATATAGTAGTAAGGCAAATAATGTGGTCACAGATACGATTGATGTATGCCACGCAAGTTGTCACTCATCTTGTCATGGAAGTAGAGGTAGAAGATAATGATTATTGAAACTAAAGCGCCAATAGCAATTGACGATTTAAAGAAACATTTTACAGACGAGAATGTAGAATTTTTAATTGATTATGATAAGTCAGATTTAAAAGGTGAAAAACTATTAACTTATTTAAGTAATTTAGATTTACCTTGTGATTTAAAGAATATGGACATGTCATTATTAAAAGACTATTTTCATTCTACATCTTTATTATGTTGCAAAGAATTAGAAGAACAGGCTATTGATGTATTGTTGCAGTTTAAGACAATTGATGACTTTGGTCCAGAGGTACAAAAGTTTATTAGTGAAAATTTAGATATTGTTAAAACATGGACAAGTAAACTAGACAGTTTATCATTATACAATATGCATACAATAAATGAACCAAAGTTCAAAGAATATGCAGAGGGTTTTACACATGATGATACAGACGAATTAGAGGGTGTTAATTTTATTAGTGTATTAAAGAATACTAGATTTTTCGAGTTTTACAAGCATGTTAAGAAAGATGACTTGAAATTCTATACTAAATACTTTAATGAATATATGTTTAGAGGAAAGAACATGTATTCATATTGGGCAAATGCAAACAACCCAATGTTTTTATTAACAAGAGAAACGGTTGCCGGCAGACATAAAGATTATATGACTGCTAGAAATAACGAATTAGGAAAGTAAATGTTTTATCTATTTAAAAAGGTATATCTAGCTAGTGATAGTATCATTGATACATTTAGAGATAGAGTAGTAATCTCTAGTACAAATGGTGTCAAAGCAAGTCAACAT